TACCGAGGCTGTCAATATGATTAAGCAATCGCCCGAGCTGCGGGCGGTTATCAAAAAGCGGAGAAATGATGTTTATTTCCCTGCTACCTCCTCCGTGTTTGAGGCTCTCGCCTCGGACTCAAACACCCTCGACGGCTTGAACTCTCACGCCGTAATTATAGACGAGCTGCACGCTATCCGCGACAGAAACCTATACGAGGTTATGAAACAGTCCACCTCCTCGCGCCGTCAACCTCTCGTCGTTATGATAACGACAGCGGGTACGGTGCGCGAGTGCATTTTTGACAATATGTACGAGCTTGCCTGCGACCTCGCAGACGGAAAGAAAAAGGACGACACCTTTTTACCTATCCTCTACGAAATCGACAGCCGCGACGAGTGGACTAACCCGCAAATGTGGATTAAAGCTAACCCAGGGCTCGGAGCTATCAAGCAATATAAAACCCTTGCCGCCTTTGTCGAGAGGGCTAAAAACAACCCCGCCGACCTACCAGGCGTACTATGCAAGGACTTTAACTACCGCGAGAACGATAATAGCGTATGGCTCTCTTACGACCAAATTAAAAACGACGCTGTTTTTGATATGTCGGAGGTGTACAACACCTACGCTATAGGCGGCTGCGACCTCTCGGCTACTACCGACTTAACGGCGGCAACGCTGTTAATACGCAAGCCCGACGACAAGACGGTGTATGTATTGCAGCACTATTTCCTCCCGCAGGCTCGCGTAGAGCACCTCGAGGAAAAGAATACAAACGAGGCTCCCTATAGGCTATGGGCTGACCGCGGCTTACTTACTATCTGCGACGGCAACCGCGTTACTTTTTCTGATGTTACGGCGTGGTTTTGTCAAATGCGCGACGAGCACAAAATAGACGCTTTCAAAGTTGGCTATGACCGAGCGTTAGCGGGCTATTGGGTGGAGGAAATGAAAAGCAACGGCTTTACTATGGAGCCCGTGGCGCAGGGTCCTTTTACCTGGAGCCAACCTATGCGAGAAATGGGAGCGGCTTTCGCGGACAAGATAGTAAACTACAACAAAAACCCGATTTTAATTTGGTGCCTATCCAATACGGCAGTAAAGAAAAGCGGGGTTAATAACATTCAACCCGTTAAGATAACCGATAAACGCCGCATTGACGGGGCGGTATCGCTGCTTAATGCTTGGGTTATCTATGTAAAATATTACGACGACTTTATGTACAATGTGGGGTGAGAAAATGAAAGAAAGACGAGGACTTTTTGAGGCTATCTTTGGCAGAAAGCCGCAGACTCTCGACGGCTATACCGAGTATAAGCTCCTCAATTCCTACCAATCGAATTTTGTACCGTTTTCGGGCAATGCCTGGGAGGTAAACACCGTCCGCGCTGCTATTCACTCTTTCGCCCGCAGAGCGGCAAGAGTACAGCCGCGACATATCCGAAAAGGCGACGGAAAATTGCAAGATGTGGAGAGCAGCTCGCTTAACTACATTTTGCAGTATCAGCCTAACCCGTTGACTACGGCTTACAAATTCTACTACCGCGCAGCGGCGCAGTACAAGCTCTATAACAACGCTTTTATTTTTCCCGTGTGGAACGAATACACGGGCGGGCTCGAGGCTATGTACAATATCAACGCCCAGGAAATAAAGCTGCTTGAGCACAAGGGCGAGCTGTTTTTGAAATTCCGCTTTTACAACGGGAAAACCTACACTTTCCCGTACACGGATATTATACATATCGGCTCTATGTTTGCCGATAACGAGCTTTTCGGCAGCAATAACGAGGCTTTAATGCCCGTTTTGAAAACCGCAAACACCTTTAACCAATCTATGAGCAAATTTGCCGAGCTTGTGGCGGTTGTGCGCGGTATTTTGAAAGTTGCAGCCTCTACCAAAAACGAGGACTTAAAAGCACGACGCGACGACTTTATACGAGATAACCTCAAAATGGAGAATAACGGCGCGGGCGTTATCGTTACCGACAATAAGTACGATTATACCCCTATCAACGACAAGCAAACGCCGCTACCTCAAGGGCAGCTCTTGTATATTAAGTCCGAAATTTACGACTATTTCGGCACTAACGAGGCTATCGTGCAGAATAAGGCAACGCCCGAGCAAGAGGACGACTTTTACGAGGGCGAAATTAGACCGTTTTTTATGCAGCTTGAGCAGGCTTTTACAAATTGTTTCTTTACCCGCAAAGAGCGCGGCTTTGGTAATTTGATTGTCGCAGAGGGAAACAAGCTCCAATATGCGAAACTCTCCGACAAGCTCGCAGCGGTTAAGTACCTCTCCGAAATTGGCGGCTTAATGCTCGACCAGGCGTTAGTAACGCTCGGCTTTCCGCCTATCGGCGGCGAGGAGGGCAAACGCCGCGTACAGACGCTCAATATGGTTAATGCCGATAAAGCGGACGAGTACCAATTAGGCGACAAGGGAAAAGAAAAAACACCGCCCAAAGGCACCGAGGACGGCAAGGACGACCTCGAGGACGATACCGCACCCGCTGCGGTACCTAAAAAGGGCGAGAACGACGGAGAGGAGGACGAGTAAATATGCCTTATAAACCGAATGAGCGGGAGTACCGAGCGTTAGCTCCGTTTGCCACTCCCGACGACGACAGCAGCGACGAGCTCGTGCTGCGCGGTACCCCTATTGTGTTTGATACCCCTACTGTTATTTGCGTAATAGACGGTATCGAATATAAAGAAATTATCGCGAGCGGCTCGCTTGAGGGCTGCGATATGTCGGACTTTATCTTTAATCGCAATCACGGGCAAAACGACGCGACGGTATATGCTCGCACCCGCAACAAATCCCTCGATTACACTATCACGGGGCGCGGGCTCGATATTGCGGCATACCTCGACAAAGAGGACGAGCGACACCGCAATTTACACCGTGATGTTATGAAACGCCGCGTTGATAAAATGAGTTTTTCGTTTATTGTGAGGGAGTGCTCTTATGACAGAGAAACCCACACAAGGACGATAACTAAAATAAAAAAGCTGTTTGATGTTTCGGCGGTGGATTTTCCCGCATACAACGAAACAAGCATTACAACGGCAAGAGGCTTTTTCTCGGAGGAGCACGAGAAAGAGTTTAAGGCGTTGGAGGAACGCGCACGCCGTCAAAAGCTAATAGCTTTAACCTACTGCTAACCACTAAAAACAATCTATCAAAAACCGAAAAGGAGTAAACACTATGAATTTTATTAAGCGTATGCACGAAATCAACGCCCGCAAAGCAGAGCTCCGCGCTATGCTCGAGGGCAACGGCGAGGTAAACCTCGACGAAATCGAAAAGGAATTGCGCGAGCTCGATACCGAATACAAGGGACTCGAAAAGCGCAAGGCTACTATTGAGGGTATCAATTTGGGTACTATCCCTGCAACCGAAATCCCTAACCCCGTAACCGCACGCGCTGCGGACACTTTCGACCAGGACAAGGAGTACCGCTCCGCTTGGCTCAAGACCTTGCAGGGCAAGGCTCTTACCGAGAACGAGCAGAGAGCTTACAGCACCGCTGCTAACTCTGCGCTGCCTGCTATCCCCGAGAGCACCGCTAACGAAATTATCAAGAAAATGTACGAGGTTGCGCCTATTTTGCAGCGTTGTAAGATTTTCCACGTGCCTGGTAATTTCAAGTTTGCCGTCGAGGGTGCCAACGCCGACGCAGCTATCCACCAGGAGAACGCGGCTATTACCGTTGCAGCCGATAGCCTCGGCTCCGTAAGCCTTACGGGTTACGAAATCGTTAAGCTCGTTAAGGCGAGCCGCGCTACTGTCAATATGACTATTGCGGCTTTCGAGTCCTATATCGTTGAAATTATCGCCGAGGCTATCGCCCGCAAGATTGAAAATTATATTTTCGTCGGAACGGGCAGTAATCAGCCTGGCGGCGTGGCAAACGGTGGTAAGGGCACAAACGGCGCATATACCGCGGGTACCGACCAGGTAACCGTAGCGGCGGCTACCGCTGTTGCGGAGGCTGACATTACCACTCTGTACGGTATGCTTTCGAGCGGCTATGAGCGTAACGCGGTGTGGACTATGAGCAAGGCTACTTTCTTTGCTTATTTCTACGCCCTTATGAACAAGAGCAAAAACAACCTTATCGAATTTGCCAACGGCAAATACTACATTATGGGTTGCGAGGTTTACTTTACGGGCTCCCTTTCTATGGGCGTTGCGTACCTCGGCGACTTTTCGTATATCGTGGGTAACTATTCCCAGGATATTACGGTGGTTAAGTCCGAGCACAGCGGACTCGCTACAAACAGCGTTGACTACCTCGGCTCTTGCGTTTTCGACAGTAAAGCTATTGCGGGGCTCGGCGCGTTTGTTAAGTTTGTGAAAACCCAGACGACCTAATAACGGAGGGTTGAGCTATGGCGAATATCTCAAAGCAATTTGTTTATGATGTTCGCCGATACCTACGCATAAGTCATACTCATTTTGACGCAGAAATTACCGACCTAATAGGAGCGGCGCAAGCCGACCTCCTATTAGGCGGTATCAAAGCGGCAAAGGTTGAGGACGAGAGCGACGCTCTTATAAAGCGGGCTATTGTCTGTTATGTAAAAGCCGAGTTTGGACTCGATAACGCGGACGCTGAAAAGTACCGCAACAGCTACGAAATGCTCAAGCGGCATTTGCAGCTATCAAGTGAATATATCGAGGAGGCGTAGCTATGTATTGGCGAGAAATCGGCTTTTTGTGCGTGGAAACAGAAAAGCTCGACAAGCTCCGCAAGCCGTATAAGGACTACGAGAAACGCGAGGTTTTTTGTAATTCTAAAGGCGTAAAGAGAAACGAGTTTTACCAGGCACAAGCCCAGGGCTACCGCCCCGAGCTTTGCGTAGAGATTAAGGAGCTCAACTATAACGGAGAGGGACACTTTGAGTATAACGGCAAGATGTACCGAGTTATCCGTACATATCCCGTTAAAAACGAGTGCCTCGAGCTGATATGTCAAGCTCTCGTAGTCGAAACCACTTAAAGCGAGAGGAGGTAACGCCCTTATGAAAGTAAATACCGAGGCATTTATAACAGCTCTTACGGAGCGGGTTAATACCATTTTGCCGACGACCTACGAGGAGGCACCTACAAAAAACGCGCCTCCGATTTTTGCAGTAGTCAGCGGCATTAACATTATTGACCTCGAGAGCGGCGACCTCGCCTCTTTCTATATTGATGTTTGGGCGGACGAAAAAGCCGCCGACGCAACAATAAACCTCGAGAGGGCGTGCGACAGCCTCCGCAACGGGCTTTATAATGCCATTATAGCCGCGCCTGGCTTGTACGGGCATATCGGCTTTGACAACCAAAACACCGTAGCCGACAGCGAGTTTGACATAGCGCACCGTCGCTTGTCTATGTCGGCAAGACTA